TTGGACGAAGAGCCATTATCAATGGTTAAGGTTTGATCTGAAGATGCAACGTTTAGAGATAAATAACCACCCACGGCCTCCTCTACTAATTGTAGATTGGTATTGGTTGTAGATCCCCATAAACCTGCTTTTTCACCTGTGGCGATTAATTCAAATTTTTGTGATGTAGAAAATGTTGATGCCATACTGCCTCCAAATTTATATTATGTTTCCACGTTTGTCCATGTTTGACTTGCGTTCACATCTATGTCATTCCAAGTTACAACGCCAGGACCGTTGACAGAGGATGTCAATAAGTTAGTGCCTAGAACCTCCACTGCTTTTGCTACGATAGTCACAGAGCCTACTCCTACGGTTCCTGCTAAGTTAGTGCTGACAGCTACGTCCGCAGCTGCCTTCGGTGTCATGCTACCAAGACTTGATGTAAGACCGTTGCCACTGAGAGTGACATTGGCTGCTCCAACAAAAGTCAGATCACCAATAGAGATATTATTTACGTTGGTCCCTAAAGTAACATCAGCGTTGGCCTCAATCGCTGAAATGTTACCTAAGCTTATTGTAGCCTGGATACCCTCTAGGTTTACCGGTTGATGAGTAGATTCACCAAAAGCAAATTCACCAAAAGGAGATATACCAAACATTCTACCTTGCCGTTACTGGCACTCCTTTACTACTTACAAATGGATGTTCTGCAAATGCAAAATACATCATTGTATTTCCGTTTACATTAAATCCTGCTGTTGCTGTTGTTCTTATCTTAAATCCATTGGATAAAAAATCGACCACAGAATCAGATGTGTTAGGATTCCAAGTGCTTCCTAATCCCTCTGCGGTGCTTAAATTTGGAGCAATTGCATCATCTCCTATGACATTTGTTGGGCTTCTTTTAGAATCATAAATAAACCAATGAGCAGTATCACTACTATTTGTTTGTTTAAACATAACATAAGCAGGCTTGAACCCTGTGTAAACGAAAGTACCGTTCACATTACCTTGATTCATGTAAAGACCAAATTTAGAATAACCTTGTATTTCTGCAAAACAATAAGCAACATGATTAACACTACTTCCATTAGTTGCAGCATTAGTTCCTAAATGAATTACTGATGAGGTTGGGTCGGTACTGTTCCAAAAAATAGGATAATAGGTGCTTTCACTTAAAACAGAGTTAGTAGCATTCATCCATAATGTTTTAGATTGATCTAAATCTCCATGAAAAAATAACCAATCATCCGTGTTGCCTCTTCCTTTATTTATGACTACTTTTGGTGCTTTGCCTAACCCATGACCAATAGTAGCGTTACTTCCTGTTCCTGTCCAAGTTACTATACTAAACCCTGCCGTAGTGTTGGCTTGTACTGTAGAAGTTATACTACCATCTGAATTAGAAGATGTAGTTCCACCATTAGCTTTCCAACACCAAGCTACATTCAGTTCACCGTTATCGTTTAAATTTGTATTTGTAGAAGTTGCATGTATATCAAAACCATCGGATTCAAAATTTTGTAAACCACCTGCACCAACATCACTAGACCTTGTTAGTTCAGGACCTCTATTGTTCATTCTAAGTATTTTCCCTGCACCTCTATTACTGTCTATTAATTGATGGTCATTAGAATCTGACCTGTTTTTTGCCCAAACCCAATCAGGTTGAAATCCAACACCTGATATACTTTTGTCTGATGATGCATCTCCTGTCCACAGCACAATATTAAAGTGTTCGTCAGATTTATCTATTGTTGTATAAGCCATTATCCAAACTCCGCTAATCTTTTAGTGCATATCGCATAAAACCCTGATGGCACTGCATACTCAAAATTACCATACTTGCCGTCTGTGTTTCCACTTGATATTGCAAAAGATGGATTTCCAAAATTTATTTCTGCGATATTGTCATCTGAACCTGCATCATCTCTTAACCACACATCTGGAAAAAAAGTTTTTCCCGTGTACGCTGCAGATGCTATAGTAACTGTTGCACTACTTCCTGATGCAACATCTGAGTATGAAACATCGTTATTTGAGTTATCTTTAAACTGACCATTAACTCCAATCCACATTTTGTAATTATCCATGTCCAAGGCAAATTGTAAAATATCACCACTAGATTGTGAACTAGCTGTAGAACTATTGTTATAATTTTGGTCATACCAGTGAGATAACCAAACACCTTTTCCATAAGTAGGGTATGTATTTGACAAAACATCTAATGGGTCAGCAGAGCTTCCCCGACCATTATATAAAATAGTAAAGGTTTCTGGATTTCCTACTACTCCACTTTTAACTCTAAAAGTTCCAGAGGTACTTGCTTTAGTTTCAAAATACCATTTGCCAGATGTTAAACCGATAGAGGCATGAACACCATCCCAATGTCCTGTTCTAGATGTCGTGGCTTTTACATTACCCTCTGATAAAGTCATATTAAGAGCAGGTACTAGTGTAGCAAAATTATTAGTACAAGTATCTTCTGTTACATCTGTGGCTGCAAGATTAGTTGGTGTAAAATGATTATCATTACCTGATGTGTCTGCACCTATACCACTAGAGTTTGCACTTGTTCCTGTTTGTTTAAACTCTAAGTAAAAACCATTAGTACCATAACCACCTGTGTATCTTTTTGGAACCCAAACTCCGTTATCATCAAACTCTCCAAACTGTGTATGGTCATAAGATGTTCCGTCTATATAATGGGTTTCAGCCATGTAGCCATCAAAAAATTCTGTTGCTGTAGAGCCGTAAAATAAACAACCAACACCATGAGTATCATCACTTCCAATATATATGGAAGAATTATTTTGAGCAGGATAAGTTGGTGATGATTGATAAGTCATTTCGCTTCCATTAAGATAAAATCTTATTCTATCTGTATTAGTCGATTGAGTAGAATCGTATCTCAATACTAAATGATACCAAGCAGAAGTGTCTCTTAACAAAGCATTACTTTTTATTAATTTTGCTACAGAGGCACTCTCTGAACTAAAAAATCTGACTGTATCATCTGAATTTATAAATAAACTTGTTCTTTCTTCATTACTAGTGCCACTAGAAAGTAAACTCATAGTTGTGCTTAACTTACTTCTTTTAAACCATGTAGAAAAAGTAAAAGTTTGTCTTGATGCAGAAGAAAAATCTTCAGTTAATCTAGCGGAATCACCGCTATTAAATCTAAGAGAGTTACTTATCTCATAAACTTCTTTTACTTCACCCGCAGCACCTGGTAAGGTAACACCCATGTTATACTACCTCGTCTGGAAACTCGCCTAGTGGTCTTGTAAATGAGCCGTCATTTTGTTTTGTATAAGTTAATAAAGTTATCAATGCGTCTACATCTGAACAACCATCAATCTGTGTCTCCATAGAATTTACTTTTGTTCTAACTGCTGCTCTGTATGTTGTAATATTACTTGGTACAGAATAGCTAGTTACATCTGCAGCTTTGATTACATACCAATCTGTCTTGGCTAATAATCCTGCAGCTTCTGCATTAAATTTATTTTTATAAAAAGTTTTGAGACCATGGATAACTATTTGATTACCTTTATCATCTTTTAATTTATTACCACTCTCATCAACTGCGTCTTTGTCTGCGAGTTCTTTAGCCGTTGCTGTTCCATAACTTCCTGTGACAGCAGAACCAGTAAAGGTGTAAGTAACATCAGTGTTGATATAAAATGCTTCATCTTTTCTATTTGTTTCATCTATTGTTACAGTGTAAATACCAATCGCATTTCTCTCTGCTTCTGTCCATAATGTGTATATGCTAGATGGATATTGATTATCTCCTATGGTTATACCTTTGTTACCTTTTGGAAACTGTGTGATTTTTCCTGACTCTACTAATGCAAACATATTTTCTCCTATGATAATGTAAGGTTAAGACTTCTACCTACCTCTATAAACTTTGAACCGTTGTATCTAAATACAAAATGATCTCCCTTATTAGCTGTTGTGGTTAGTGTAGGTGCCGCATCGTTTACAAATTCATATGCAGCATTGAATGTAACTGTTCTTGAACCTGTGCCATCTTGTATAATAGTAATAGCTATGAACTGCCCTGTTTGTGGATTAGCGGCTGCACCTAAAGTTCTGTTACCACCTAATGTTACTTTTGCTACAGGTTGTGTTGATGCGTTCCAAGATATTGTAGAGGCATCTGTCAGTGTAGCCTCTGGATTAAAAGCACCTCTTTCAAACTTTGTGTTAGCAGTAGAAAATACCATGAGGTCACTACCACCTAATTTAAAATCTATCTGATCATCTGTGTCTGCATGAAAACTTGTATCACCATCCACATCTAAAATTAACTCTTCACCATTTAAATCTCTGTTCATAGGACCACCCACTGCACCAGATATTTCTACAATAAAGATTGATGCTCCACTTGCAGGTGCTGTGGTAAATGTAATCTGTGTTCCGCCTGTGGCTAGTGTATAGTCTGTTCCAGGTAATTGAATAACACCATCATGAGATACTAATAGCTGTGCAGGAGAACCAACTTGTGTTCCTAAACTAAATGTTGTGTTAGAACCATTGTAAGTATTACCGCTTGTGTCTAAGACACTGAAGGTTCCGTTTTTAATTGATTGTCCTATGTATGCCATTATAACGCTCCATAAATTTTTAGAGTACCTGCATCAAAATTACCACCACTTGGATATATTTTAAAAGCATTGTAAGCTGCTGTTTGTTCAATCATCATACCAACATCAGCATCTAAAAGTGTTCCGTTTGTTTTTTGAGATACTTGGTGACCCCATAACATTTTATTAACAGTTGTATCTGATGGATTAGCCATCCAAAGTTCAAAAGATGTTGTTTCTCCCGCTGCACTACCTTGATTTCCATAACCTGCTATGACACCATACGCAGAGTTTGTTTGGTTTATAGGAGTTTCTGCACTACCTGCATTATATCCTGTTCCTTGTGTGTCATAAATTGATGATGTAACATAACTACTACCATTGTCAGTGGAGACTTGAAATCTTATGTGATTATCATCTGTATCTATTTCTATGCCTGTTCCAATCATTAAAAATGTTTTATAAGTTGATGACAAAACACTGTTTACAGCTACTGCACTGTCTCCATCTGAAATTGTAATACTAGATAAAAGATTAAGACCTAATCCACTCACAGTGCCTGTAAAGGCAAATGTGTCACTTAAATCTATACCTGTTGATGCTACTGTTGTTTTACTCACTTATCTCTCCTATGGTTTTGTAGGCCATGTTGCGTTTTCACACTTCTCTACTGTATCTTTTCCTGCAGGTAAGTCTCTTAAATCTTGACGATACTTTTTCATATCATCACTAAGAGTATTATCTGATAAAGCTAAATAATCTGTCTCTGCTAAAAGTCTATTTCTTTTGGATCTAAGTTCATTTAAAGCTCTAGCAGGAGCTGCATCAGCCCATGCTTTCTCTTCAGCATCTCTGGCTGTTTCTTCTTCTGCTGTAAACTGGACTTTTACTCCATTTATATTATGATATCTTGGCATTTTTTACTCCTTTCCCTTTATATCAATTTCTCTAGTTAATTCCATACATTTCTATTGTACCTGAGTCTATGTTTCCACTTACAAAACTAAATTGCACAGCGTCTATAGCTGTGGTGGTGTTACAATAACCTGCACAAAAAGCATTTGATGTTGCATCACCTGCATAATAACCATTAGATTTTCCCATGAAATGTTTTACGAAAGTTGTACTACTTGGGTTAAATAACAATAGTTCTCCACTAACACTTTCATCATTACCATTACCTATGTCAGTGCTTAGTTGTTGAACACCTGTGCCTTGTGCTAAGTCTCTGTTTCCATCATATGCAAGACTAGTGCCACCACCTTCACCATGAGATGCTTGAAACCATGTAGTTGTTTTAGTTGCATCATAATCACTACCGCCATCCCTAAAATTTACGCAAAATGCTTTTTCATTTGTAGCAGGATGCATATTTATAAATCTAAACTTATAAATGTTATATGTGCTATCTATGCTACTAGTAAAACTTAATGTAGCACTACTAGATGCTGTCAGCGTAGCTAATTTTTTTTCTGGATAATCTATTCCTGCCACAGAGTTAGTTCCTGTAAAAGCATAATTAGCAGTCAAGTCCATTGATGCAGGTTGTATCTTACTTAATGCCATATAATGCTATCCTCCCTGAATCTATGTTACCAGTATCAAATTTAAATCTAACAGCGTCTATTGCAGATGTTGTATTGCAATATCCTGCTACAAAATTATGCCATGCTCTAGCATTTGCAAACATACTTCCTGTCTCTGATATAAAATGTTTTACAAAAGTTGTGCTACTAGGATTAAACAAATATAAATTTCCACACCCTGAATTATCATCTGTTGCATAAATATTTTGTGTTATTTCTTGGTCGGATGTAGACTGTGCTAAATCATAACCACTGCCGTAAGCTAATTCTGCAGGAGAATTGCTTTCACCATGTTGTGCCACAAAACTTGTTGTTGTTTTAGTGACATTATAGTTTGACCCTGTATCAGATGAAAAGTTTACTGCAAAGCCTCCAGTATTAGTGCTAGGGTGAACATTTATAATTCTAAATAAATATGTTTTATAAGTGTTGTCTAAAACTACACTATTAGAACCATTAACAAAATCCACTGTGCTACTAGAACTTGCATCAATATTCTTAATTAAAAATAATTTTTGTGTAGATGTCACTCCAGTTGTCGTGCCTGTAAAAGCATAATTATCTGTTAGGTCAAAAGAGTTTGCTGCTAATTTACTAAGTGCCACTACACTACTCCAAATAATTGAAAAGTTCCTGAGTCTATATTACCATCATCAAACTTAAATTGTATTTCATCTATGGCAGATGTCGTGTTTATATACCCTGCCACATAGTTGTCATTCACACTATTATTGTCCTGATA